TCGGCGGAGTCGGCGGAGTCGGCGGCGTGGTCGGCGGCGTCGGCGGCGTCGGCGGCGCGGTCGGCGTCGGCGTCGGCGGCGTCGGCGGCGTGGTCGGCGGCGCGGTCGGCGGCGTCGGCGGCGTGGTCGGCGGCGCGGTCGGCGGCGTATTCACGTATGGCCGACAAATTGCTTGCACTACTGAGCGCTGCCGAATGAAAATCGACCACAACGTCGCGGCCGTGTTGCTCATGGGCCTCGCCCGAGGCGAGTTCACTTTCCCGCGGGGCATGGCCTCGGGCAACCGCCTGCACACCGACCGGGCACGCGCCGGCAGCGTCGAGGAAACCGCACGCATTGCTGAGGGCGAGGCCAAACGCAACGCCAAACTCGCGCGCAGGGCAGCGAGGGCGCCCAAGTGACGCGCGTCGATTTGGTCGAGTCTCGGGCCGACGACGACAAGCTCACGCTCGAATGCGGCCATAAGATCATTACGACCGCGCCCAACGTCGTTGTTGGTCAACCGTGGGATTGCCCCGAGTGTCGCAGCGAACGCCTTGCAGAGCGCCGCAAGGGCCTCGTGCTGCCCAAGCCCGAGGACGTGCTCGACGCGATTACCGAGGAGTACGTCGCGACTATGCAGGCACAGGGCGTTGCGATCGGCGTGCCCGAGCGCGCTGCCATTCGGCGGGCCGCGAACATTCAATACGCTTGGTATTGTGCGTTCCGCGCGGTGCTCGGTTGAGCCAAACGAACCGCACGCCGGCCATATGCAACAAGTGCAAGAACACGATTGCGGCCGGCGTGGGTACCATTCGGTGTTGGAATGGCTCAGCGAGAAAGCATGCGCCCAAGTATGCCCGGCGGGACGCGTTCGGCGTAATATGGGCGACACTGTGCCCAACGTGCGAAAAAGAACGAAACGACGCCGCAAAAATTCGCGAGTACAACAGGCGACACGGTTTTACTTGACACGCTTGTCAGATAGCCCCAAAATCGAGACGTGCATCACAATAGGGGTATACGTCTTGCTAACTATAATCGTTCTTTCGGTGCTCGCCTACGTTTGCTTAATTGCTGCCGTCTGTGTCACTCTCAAGCGAGGCACGCAAGCAATTGAACAGGACTACCCGCTAACCGACCCGCCCAATGGAAACGACCGGCCGCATAGTTAACGACAAGGTCCGCGCGTGCGGGGTCGTCGCCCTCGTGGATTTGGCCGGCGACCGTATTTGGTTCTACCCACGCGGCCGGCTGCCGCCTTACCTGTGCGCTTACCTCGACATTGACCACGGGCGCCCGGCGCGCTTGCTGCGCGATTTCTGCGTGAGCCTCGGCCGCGGTGTCGTCAACGACTAAGGCAGGAATTTCGGGGCCGGCGGCGCGGGCGGGGCCTCGATAACCCAACGCTTGACGGTTTTCTCGACGCCGGGTAGGCGTACCGTCTTGGATTCGTACCCGAGCGCCTTTAGAACCCGCTGCGCCCTTTTCTCGGCTCGGGTGTCCATGTGGGCCGGTTGCATCTTGAGCGCCCCCTCAAGCACTTCGCCGACGGTCAGGGGCCTATTGCATGGCGGGGGCCCGGTCGGGCTCGGCGTGGTCAGCCATTCGCCTATGCGCTGTTCCCACACGTCGGTCATTTCGTAATGCTTGTGCAGGCCCGCGGCGAGGCGTTCGGCCTCAGCGTAGGCAATGCCCGTCGCTTTCCAAATCGCCGCGCCCTCGGCCCATAGCTGCGCGCGATCGGCAACGATTAGGTCGCGGTTGATTTCGGCAATTTCGACCGGCAACCAACGGCGTTGGCCCGTCTCGTCTTGCGGCAGAAATTCCTTTTTGTTGGTCGATGCGAACAGCACGCAACGGCGATTGAATACCGTCTCGGATATCTGGTATTTCTCAACCCATTTTTCGGTTTTGCGGGTAATGACGCGCTTCACAACGTCGATATCGCCCTTGCTCAAGCCGGCCATTTCGGCAATCTCGACAACGACCTTGCCGCGCAGCATGCGCTTAAAGTTATCGTCGTCCTTGTGCAAGTCGAGCCCGTCGGTAAACCAATCGGGGTCGGGCACGAGTGCCGCGAGGCCCGTTGATTTCTTGGTGCCCTGCCGTGACTGCAACGCAATGACCATGTCGAGTTGGCACCCGGGCTCGAACATACGGCCGGCGAACCCTGACCACATATAGCGTCCGACGGCCCGGGTATACTCGTTGTCCTCGGCGCCGAAATGCGTGTGTATGAATCGCTCGACGCGCGGCACGCCGTCCCAAACCTGATTGTTGAGCCATTCGACGCCGCTGTCGTATCGGCGCCGGGCCGCGACCAACAAGCACGCGTCGCGCATGAGTTCCTTGCCGATCGGCGCGAAGTTCTTTTCACGCTCGAACGCGAGGCGCATTGCGATATAGTCCTCGTCTTTCATCACGTCGCGGTTGATTCCTTTTTGAACCATCACGGCGTTGCGGAACTCGTCGAACGACAGCAAGCCCTCGTATTCAAGGGTGCGCTCGACGTAATCTAGGTTCGCCTCGAACTTGTCCTTAGAGTTGACAAGCATGGCGGGCAGCGCCGGCACGGGCACGTCGGGCGGCGCGGGAATGTTCGCCGGCAGTTGTGGGGCTACGTGTTCGCCGACCGCCGTTGCGATTTGTTGTGGTGCTTGGAACGTCGGGGGCCGAGGAGCGACCGGGGCCAACGGCGGGACGGGGGCGCGCTCGGCAACCGCTGAGCCTCGGCGTTTCCATTGTTTCGGGATGGCAACTGCCTTAATAATGGTTGAGCGGATGTAGTCGGGCCGCTCGTCCCATTTTGCGCGGTGTAGCGGACACTCTGCGCTGAGGGCGTATTGCTCGATTGCAGCGCAGTTATCGCCAAAGCCAAAAGCAAGGTGATTGATATAAGCTTGGTCAACGCTCGAACCATCATAGGGTAGCCCTGATTTTGCGTCGGGATTCGGGGGCCACGTCGCCGCTAACTTATCTACATTGACGTTGTGTAGATCGGCGAACGTTACCTTTTTCGGATTGATCTTTGCGGCAAATGATTTCGTCTTGAGCAACGCCGCGATGCGCTCCTCGGGCGGACCCGTGAACGTGCAACGCGGGTCGTAATCGGTTGTCCAACCTTGCTCACCGTCCGCGCCCTCGATTTTCGTGGGCTTGAAATGCGACCACGCAAGGGCCCAAAGCCAATCGGTTAAATCTGCGGACATGGCCGACCCGTCAATGCGATATAGCGGGCAGACGTGTACAACTCTACGTGCAATTCCTTGTTCTTGGTTGAGTGTGGCGGCGGCTCACCACGATACGGGCCTATGATATGAATGCCCTTGCCGCTCATGCTCGTTTCGACATACACGTCAGGACACGCCGCGCGAGCCTCGCGCACGAGCCGGGCGCCGAGTTCCGACACAACGCCGTCGGTAATGCACCCGTCGATATCGACGCACAGTAGCCCCGAGCCTGCGTGTATCACAATGCCCACACCGTAGCCGGCGCCGAGCGACTGCGCGTAGGCCGTGGCAATGTCCCATGACAGCCACGTCGCCGGGTTCTGTGCATCTGACCGCGCGAAGTCTGAGGCGGGCTCAGAGTGTAGCGGGTCAATGGGCGACTTATCCGAGCCGCGCCAGATAATGAAAACGGGCTTGGCGGATATCCAAGCGGCAAAAGGGTTCAAGCTATGCTCAGCGCGTCCAATTTCTCGCGTTGGCCCCTCGACAGATTTTCACGCTTGACGATCGGGTCACGCAGCGCCACGGCCTGCGCGACAATTTGCCGGCAACCTGTGTTGAGTGCTTCAATGACAATCGCCTTGCGTAGCGCGTCCATTGTCTGCCAATGGTAATTGACAGTGCCCATGCCGCAGCCGAGCACGGTTGCAATGTTGCGCTTGAACACGTCGCGGTACCCGCGGGTTTTCGCAAGCTCAACGCCTGCGTTCAAAATCGTTTGCTTATCCAAGGTGAAATACTCCTAAGTGTGGCGAGGCAGTATGTTAATTTTCGCCACGCGTGTCAAATAGCTTACGAGGTTTTGAGCGTCAGCAAGCGTATCGCCTAACATGCCTAGCGCCGTGTTGCACTTGCTGCACAGCCAACCGCGGAATTCGCCGGTTACGTGGTCATGGTCGAGGCAAAGCCTTTTGATGCCGCCCGGCACTTTACGGCAGCATTCGCAAACCTTGGGCTCGGGCCGTGTCGGCGGCTGTATTCCGCGCTCGCGCCATTTTGCCTCGCGGTACAATTGGCGTATCATATCAGGGCCGATTTTAGCTAACCATTTTCTTTGGTTTGCGGCTTGTTTTGCTGTTCGTTTCATAGCTTTGCCGGGTCGTTGATAAATACAGCGTAACCGCCCTCTTTGTTGACGAGATTGGCCCAACGGTACTGAGCCGCAGCGGCCTCGTCTTTCGTGTCAACGGGCGGCGGCGTCCAATCCTCGGCCTTGCATTCGACGCTGACGAACTGCGCGATTACCTTGCCGACCATGTCCGGGGTTATAATCACGGGACGCCAGCCGATCAAATCGCCCGACTTGAGCTTATCGCCGAGTTGCTTTGAATCGTTGGCGAGGCCGTACCGTATGAAATTGCCGGATTCCATTTTGCCGGCGCCGCGCTGATTGCGCCACAACCGCCAATGTTTCGCAACCCCCGCGAGGCGGGTGCGGGCCTGTACGTTGCTTTCGCTGTGCCCGTCGTCGCTCATGCGCCGTACGCCCATTTCGTGAACGCAATCGCCGCGAGCGAGCCCGAGCCGCCGCCGAGCACCACGCCGAGGAGGGCCCAACGTGTGCGGTTGTCCTTGCCCTCGATAAACTTCACAGCGAACCAAAAATTAAACGCCGCAATAAGCATGTCGGTTGCGAATGTCGCGGGGTAATTCGCTTGCACGTAGGCGCGGCCATTGGCGACCACAAGGGCGTACAGTACGAACTGCGCGGCGAACCAAAACAGAAACGTCTTAAGCTTGAGCACGGGTACCCTTGTATGTTGTCGTCTTGGCTGTGTGTTTGAAAATGCGCCGCTCTTTATTCGTGGCCGGAGGGACGGCCTCAAGGTGCCCGGGGTTGATGCAAAACCCGTTGCGGCATGTGTGGTCGATTTCATAGCCCTCGGGAATCGGGCCAATGAACGTTTCGTACGCGACTATATGCGCTTGCCGGCGCAGCGCGCGGCCTACCTTTTTGCACCATACGTTGATTTTGCCGTACGGCGTCGAGGCGCGCTTGTCGCGTGCGCCGATCCAATCCCAACAACCCGTGACTACGTCGAGCACAGAATTAGCAATTAAACGGGCTTCCATGTCGCGGTATTTTTTCACGGCGCCTCGACTATGTTGTTGGCTTTCAAATCGTCCCACACGAGCCCGCGTAGTGTATCAGCGTCGTCGGCGCCGAGTACCTGCGCGCTCAGCACGTCGCGCCCGAATTTGAAAAAGAATCGGCGTTGCACTTCCGCGGGGTCGCGCCCGAGCGCGTTGTGCTGCCAACCGCCCCATACGCTCATGGCTTTACGCAGTTCGTGCTGCGCCTCGCGGCGGGCGTTGTGGTTCTTGTGAATCGAGCGCATGACCACGTCGGCCGCACCGACCGGCACGCGCGCGGGCCCGTCAACCTTGGCTTGCTCGACACGCATGGCGTGCAATACTTCCGGGTCAAGCTCAAAGCAATTGCCGTCAACCTCCTCGGGCGTGCCGCGACGCTGCGGGGGCGGCTTGGGCGTTCCGCAGTTCGGGCACTTGGACAGCGTCGCCTCGTACGGTTCGAGGCAATCCTCGTTGATGCAATAGCGTAGCGGTATCTCGTCCGACTTGGCCTTGCGCGATTTGCGGGGCGCGCGGTCGAGCGTGTATTTGCGCTCAACGTCGGGCAGCCCGTGCCGCACGTAGTTTTGCACGTGGTCGATTATGATGGCCTTGGGCTTGACGCTCGCGGCAATCTCGGCGAGGCGCTGTGCGTCGGTGCGGTCGTTCCATGTGGCGTTTTGTACGTCGGTCAGCATGAGCCGCAGCGCGCGGCCGAATTGCTGCGAGTAGAGTTGAAACGATGCCGTCGGGCGCGCCATGCTCACAACCTCGACCGCGGGCACGTCCACGCCCTCGCCGAGCACGTCAACCGAAACGAGTTGCAGGATTTGCCGCGCGCGGAATTGCCGCATGAGTTGGCCGCGGACAAATAGCGGCGTCTTGGCCGTGATGATTTCGGCCGGTATACCTTCGCTGCGGTACTTGGCCGCGAGTTCGGTCGCCGCCTCGATATCGACCGCGAACGTAATGCCGAGCTTGCCGGCGGCAAATTTCATGTAGTGGTGAACCACGTCGCCAACAATCGTTTTCGAGCTATGCACGGCGGCGCGCACTTTCTTTTGGTTGTAATCGCCCGACTCGCCTATTTCGATATCCTCGACATGAATGTCAGACGGCGGCGCAATGAGGCGGTAATCGCACAGAAACCCGCGGTTGATGATTTCGCGAGCGCAGGGCCCGACAATGAGTTCGTCAACTATGCCGTCGGAATTGCGCCCGAGGCCGCGGCCGTCGGCTCGTATCGCGTGGGCAGTGACGAGGAGGCCCCGCGCTGACGTGAGCGGCGCGACGGCCTTGACCCATTTGTTATCGTTCGCGAAATGGTGCCCCTCGTCGCCGACGAACAATTCGACTTGCTTTAGCCACGGGTCGGCGGGGTCGTGGTTGATGAACGTATCGACGCCGGCCACGCGGACGGGCGCGCGCGGCGACCAAAACGAGCGGCCGTGTATTTCTTGCTCAAGCGTGATTATCTGCCGTTGGATTGCGTCGGGGGCGATAATGGCGTGCGGCACTTGCTCGCGGTTGAGCGCGAGGGCGGCTTGTCCGACGAGTTCTTGCCTATGGCTGATTAGAACGGTTGCCCGGTTTAGCTCGGCGACGATATCGCAGAATAGAACGGTTTTACCGCCGCCGGTTGGCGCGACTAGCATCACATTTCGAGCCCCGCGGCCCCATGCGGCATATGTGCGGCTCTTTAGCTCTTGCTGAAAGTCTCTAAGCATTTCGCCTCACAGTTGACACGGGCGTCAGTATCGGTAGAATGCCGCCCACTGTCAACACCAACCCGGAGTGAACCACGTGCAATTCCTAATAGATACGACCAACGACGCGCCGGCCGAACTATACCGAATAGGTAAGTTTCTCGTCGAACAGTTCGCGGCCGTTGCGATGCCCCCCGACGAGGCTGCCGAAGTAACGGCCGCCGCCCTCGCTCCAACAAAAGTGACTGACGGGCTCATAGGCAAATCTGCCGCCGAAGTTCGCGCCGAGATAATGGCCGCCCCGCCGCCCCCGCCCGCCACGATTCCCGCGCCGCCGTCCACGATTACCGACGTTGTCGGCGACGACGACCCCGAGGTTGAGATTGACGACGAGGGTACGGTAACGGCGTTAACAACGTCGGTGCAACTTCCCGCCGCGCCGCCCCCGCCCGCTGCCCCGCCTGCACCCTTGGCAGCCGCCCCTAGTGCCGGGATTCCCGCGGCTACACCATTGCCGCCCGGCCCTGCCGTTGCTGCGGAATTGGATAGCCGCGGTTATCCGTGGGACGGCCGCATACATGCGTCGAATCGCGCCAAGAAAATCGACGGCAGTTGGAAAAACAAACGAGGCGTTGACGCCAACCTCGTCGTTGCCTGCGAGGCGCAAAACAAACCGGGAAACGCACTAACCCCGGTTGCCTCAACGACGGCCGCCCCTGCGCCCCTGACGGTGCCGGCGGCTGCGTCGCCTGCGATTTCCGCGCCCGCCGCTGCCCCGCCTGCGCCGACCGCCCCGCCCCCGCCGCCCCCTACGGCTGGAAATGCTGCGCCGGCTGCGGTCGCGCCTGCGGCGATTGATTTCCGCGGCCTCATGCAGAAAATTCAACAAGCACAGGCGTCGAAAAAATTGACCGACGCGCAAGTCAACGCGGCGTTGCTGACGGTCGGATTGCAGCCGCAAGACATGGCGCAGTTGATCGGCAACGCGCTGTACATTGCGAGCGTCAACGCGGCAATCGACGCGTGCTTGTCCTCGTGACCAATACGCCGCCCCCTCGCCTGCACTTTAGGCGAGGGGTAGCGGCCGAGCACGTGCAAGGCAACACGTACCGTTGGGTTGACCCGATTGACGGGACGCACAAAGGGTACGTCGTTTCGCTGCCGGTTGAGTACGAGCCCACTATCGAGGCACAGATTGCGAGGAGTAAGAAACAGTGAGCGAACCCGAATTGCATGCGGACTATGCGCCGTCGTCGATGTACCTGACGGTTGCGTGCCCGGGCTGGAAAAAGCAAAGCGCGGGCGTTCCGCCGCAAGCCCCGACCGAGGCGATTATCGAGGGCGAGGCCGGCCATTGGGTCGCCGCGATGCGCGCTCAACTCGGCGACAAGTTCAACCGGCAGGTTGGGCAACCGTGCCCCGACGGCGTCGAGACAACCGAGGAAATGCTCGACGGTGCGGCCACATGGGTCGAGGCGCTTGAGGGCTACCCGGCGCACATTGAGAAACGCGTCGAGATTACCTCGATACACCCTACAAAATGTTGGGGCACGCCCGACGCGCGGCAATGGAATCTCGACACGAAAACGCATCGCGCAGCCGACTACAAGTTCGGGCACGAGTACGTTGACGAGTTCGAGTGCTGGCAATTACTTTCCTACACTGTCGGCTCGCTCGACGAGGTTTACCCCGATTGGCGCAACGACTCAGACGTGCGGGCCGAAATGACGATTGTACAACCGCGGTTCTACAATGCGCCGCCCATTCGCACGTGGACAATTCAGACGGCGGGCCTACTGCATTACGAGGCCCGCATGCGCAATGCGGTCGCCGAGGCCGAGGGCCCGAACCCGCGCGTTATCTCGGGCACACACTGCACGCATTGCCCGGCCCGCGTTACGTGCTCGACGTTCGCCAAAACCGTCATGCACGCAATCGACTTTGCCGGCCGGCCCGACCCGATGGTTGCGAACGCTGACCAAGTCGGCAAGGAACTCGTGCTTGTGCAAGAGTTCATAAAGCGACTTGAGGCGCGCGAAACCGGATTGTCGGCAATGGCCGAGGGCATGATTAAGGCGGGGCAGCGTGTCCCGTTCTACAGCCTCAAGCAATCCGAGGGGCGCCTCGCGTGGACTATGCCAATTGAGGTTGTCGAAATGTCGGCGCAGATGGTCGGCAAGTCGGCGCTCAAGCCGCCCGCGCTCGTCACGCCCACGCAGGCCAAGGACAGACGGCTACTCGACACGCGCGTCATTGCGGCCTATTCTGACCGCCCTAAAGGCGCGTTCAAACTCACGCGGGACAGCACCACGGCGAGGAAATTTACGGCATGAGCCGCGAATCTCAAAAACGTTGGGCGGCCAAGGTCGGCCCCGAGCATGTGCGCAAAATGAACACCGACGCGCAACGCAAGAAACGCGGTTGTCAGTTACCAACGCGGCCCGAGCCGAAAGTGTGCGAATGTTGCAAGGGCCTGCCGACTCGCAACGGCCGATTGCACGCTGACCATGAGCACCCGACAGGCAAGTTTCGCGGTTGGCTCTGCAATGGTTGCAACACGGGTATCGGATTGCTCGGCGACAATCTAACAGGCGCCCAAAACGCCGAACGATACTTGACACGCGCGTCAGCCGTGACATACTTACCGCCGAATATTTCACCAAACCCGGAGAATGTAGGAACATGAGCGAAACACAAACAACGGTTGTTACCCCCGAGCGGCAGATTGCCGCAAGCCAAGTCGGCGCGGTATTCAACTCGCTACACGAGTACCTGCGGACACTCGAACCGAAAGACCCCGAGAACCGCTCGACCATGACACACCAATTGCAATGCGCGCACGAGCGCGTTGACGAGGCGGCCATGTGGGCAATCAAGTCGGTGTTGACGTACGGGTTGCCGCCCAAGCCGACGCCGCCCGCTGCGAACGACGCGCCGGCCGCACCCGCTGCCGAGACGCCCGCGCCGATCGGCGTGGTTGACGCGGCTGCCCCCGTGGACGAAGTACCGGCGCCCGCGGCCGATCAGCAACCGACGGCCGACGCCAACGCACCGACCGGCGCCGACGCTCTGCCGCCCACCACGCCAACGGAAAGCGTGTAAAATAGCGTACCGATTCCCGCGCGCCCCGGTTTGAAATATCCGGTTTGACAACGTTACCAGACGGCCGAGCGCGCGGGATAGGGCCAACCACACCAATCGAGGAGTTCGACACTTGAGTAAAACCGCAGTTGAGTTAACCACGCCGCCGGGCCGCTTTGTGTTCGGCGACTTGTACGACCCGGAAACCGAAGATTTCGACGGCAACCCGCTCGTGATTAAGAACGGCGCAGACAAGGGCAAATCGACGCAGCTATTTGTCATTGGCCTCGCTATCGCCAAGACTCAGGGCCATTGGGGCAACGAGCCGGGTTGGGGTCAAGCCATTTGGGCCGCCGGGCATGCAGCGTTCCCGGGCGGCGAGGCACAACGCCCCGATTTCTCTTGGAAAATTTACGACGGCGACAGCACCGTCATTCCGCCCAAGAGCAAAAGCAAGGTGCGCCCGTGCGACCGCGAGGGCTGGAAAGGTTGTTGGGTTCTGCGCCTGCAATCGGCATTCGCCCCGGCAATCTGGAACGCGCTCACGAATCCCGAGAACCCGACCCCGTTGAACGACAAGGACGCCGTGCGCCCCGGGTACGTCATTCAAGTCGTCGGCACGGTCAAGGGCAACACGGGCTCGTCGCCCGGCGTGTACCTGAATCACAATGCCGTCGGCCTGCGCGCCTACCTGCCGGAAATCATTACCCGAGGGGTTGACGTAAAGGGCAAATTCGGCGGCGCTGTGCCTGCCGGCGCCTCGACCATGCCCGCGGCCGCCGCTATCCCTGCGGGTACCCCGCCGGCCGCCCCTGGCGCCCCTGCGGCGGTTCCAGCCGCCCCCGCCGTGCCAGCCGCCGCACCCGCTGCGCCGGCCCCGGCTGCCGCTCCTACGGCCGTCGTACCGGCCCCGGCGGTTATGGGTATCCCGACGGCCCCGGCCGCCCCGAGCGCCCCGCCTGCGCCGGCTGCGGCCCCCGCCGCGCCGGCTGCGGCCCCCGCCGCGCCGCCCCCGCCGGTCACTCGACCGCCGCACAAGGGCATACCAATCGAGGGGTATTTCGCCCAAGGTTGGACCGAGGCACAGTTGCGAGCCGACGGGTATACCGGCTGACTGGAACGCGAGCGCATGTGTTGCTCGGGTCATTTATCACGGGGGCCGGCTACGGGAAACTACCGAGCCGGCGGCCCCGAGTGGCCCGACTGTGATGAAAACTGTATCCCCTTCTAAATGCCCAAACTTTGCAAAAATCCTGAGCACAAGGAACGGCGCGGCGATGATCGCTGCGTCGGTTGCCTGAAAGCTTCACAACGACGCTATTACAGCGCCAACGGGCCCGCGACTAAGCGACGCGCGAAAGCATGGGCGGAACGAAGCCCGAGGCGCCGACAAGCGATTTTGCGAAAATATAATTACGGCAATCAGGTTGACAGCATCCGACCATGCCCGGAACTGTGCGAGCTATGCGGTAGAAAACCGGCCATGTGTTTCGACCATGACCACGATACCGGCAAGTTTCGCGGTTGGCTCTGCTATGCCTGCAACAACGGGCTAGGATTGCTCGGCGACAATTTGGTGGCACTCTTAAAGGCCGTCGGCTACATATTGTCGTCGGCATGAGTCTCGCAACTTTTGACTTCGAAACCAAGGGTACCGCCGGGTTCGTGTGGGTACCGCCCTACGTTGACGGCAAGCTCGGGCATTGGGAATCGTTGCCCGGGTTCGATTCGCAAAAGCGCGGCCTCAAGGCTGTAACGACGCGCGTCTATATCGAGCATGAATCGTTTATGCCGTTGATGCTCGCGTACGATTTGACCCCCGAGTACGGCGGCTCGACCGAGGTACAATGGGAACTCGGTACGTCGTTCGCGCCGCTGTTCCCGCTGTTCGACCATATCCGCGCCGGCAAATTGCTTGAGGGCCATGGCGTCAGTTTCGAGTATCAGGTTTGGAAATACTTTTGTGTGCCGCGTTGGGGTTGGCCCGAGATTTCGATAAGGCAACTGCGGTGCTCGTCCGTGAAGTGCCGCGCCGCCGGCTACCCGGGCGCGTTGGGCAACGTCACTGAGGTATTGCCCGTCCGAACTAAAAAGGACAAGGACGGCAAGCACCTCATGGATTTGTTTTCTATCCCACGTAACCCGACCAAGAAAGACCCGCGGGTGTTCACGCTGCCGAGCGACGCGCCTGACGAATGGGCCCGATACAAAAATTACAACCGTGTGGACATTCGCAGCGAACACGAGGTTTCGACACTCGTGCCAGATTTGCCGCCCGACGAGCAACGGCGTTGGTTCCTCGACCAAGAAATCAATGACAGGGGCATGGCGGTCGATTCCAAGCATATCGAGGATTGCATCGCAATCGTTGAGCAAACGTACAACAAATTCGGTACAGAATTTCGCGAGCTAACCGGCGGTATCGAGCCGACCGAATTGGCGCAACTACAAGGTTGGCTCACTGCCGGCGGCGTGCCCATGTACAACATGCAGGCAAAGACGGTTGACGCTACTGTCGATCGACTCACGATCGAGACGGCCAACAATGGCGGCCTCGTGAGCCCGCAGCTACGCGCATTGCAGATTCGGCAAATGCTCGCCTCGGCAAGCGTCAAGAAACTCTACGCCCTGCGCGCGAGCACGAGCCGCGACGGCCGGGTGCATGACATGTATCAGATGCACGCCACACACCACGGGCGCACGGGCGGCTATGGCCCTCAGCCGGCGAACTTATACAAGGGCGATTGGCACGAGCCGCCCGACGTGGACAAGGCCCTAACCGTCATCGCCTCGCGCTCACTACCCGCGATCGAGGCGGCGTACCCCAAGCTCGGCCCGCTCGACGTGGTCAACAACTGCCTGCGCTCGCTGTTCATCGCCGGCCCCGGCATGCAACTTATATCGTCGGACTATTCCGCGATTGAGGACGTTGTGCTTGCTGCGCTCGCGGGCGAACAATGGGTGCTCGACGTTCACCACACGCACGGCATGATTTACGAGGCGCAGATATCGCGCATGACCGGCGTGCCGTTTCAAGAGTTCATTGACCATCGAATAAAAACCGGCGGCGTGTTCGTCAACGGCCGCGACCACGTAGGCGGGATTTTCGGCGGTAAGCATCACCCGTTGCGACAGCAAGGCAAGCTCGCGAAATTGTCCGGGGGTTACGCCTCATGGATCAACGGTTGGAAGAAATTTGGCGCCGACAAGTATTACAGCGACGATCGGGAAATCAAACGCGCCATTCTCGACTATCGCGACACTGTGCCCAACACGGTCGAGCTATGGGGCGGACAGACGCGTAACAAATTTAACCGCGCACCCGACGGCAGCTACGCGCCCGAGCGCGAGGAGTTGTACGGCCTTGAGGGTGCGGCAATTCAGGCCGTCAAGGAACCGGGCAAAGCTTTCTACGGCAACCGCGCGCGAACTATCGTGTTTCAAATGGGCGCCGACGATTGCCTGTATATGGTATTGCCGAGCGGCCGATTTATTCAGTACCACACGCCGCGCCTCGCGCCGGCCACGCGGCAATGGGCGAGCCCGTGGGAACTTGCGCTTACCTATTGGGGTTGGAACACGAACCCCGAAAAGGGCCCGCCCGCGTGGATACAAATGGATTTGTACGGCGGCGTGCTCACGCAGAACGCGACCGGCGGGACGGCTCGCGACATTCAAATGCACGGCATGGAAAACGTCACGGCGCTCGGTTATCCGATTGTCATGCACGCGTATGACGAGACGGTGAGCGAGGTACCTATCGGGTTTGGCCGTATCGAGGAGTTCGAGGAGGGCCTTAACTCGCTGCCGGCGTATGCAAAGGGTTGGCCGATCAAAGCCAAAGGCGGTTGGATCGGCCCCCGTTACGGCAAATGGGATTAATGAGGCGGCGCGGGTTTCGGCGCTGCGGCTTGAATTACCGTTACTTCGCGGGCGTCGTGGAGACAGGCTGTTGACGCTCGGCTAATGCTTGCGCCAACGTCTGCAAACGCTTGTTCAAGTCGGCTATTGCTTCCGGGGCCTGCGCCGGTTCCGCCGCTTCCGCCGGGATTTGCCATTGCGGCAAACAAGCCGCCGGCACGTAATGCGGCTTGAACGCTGCGCACGCTGTCAGTAACAGAACTGACAAGAGCGTCAGACTTCGCTTTAAGGTCGTCATTTTGCTTTGCTACCTGTTGTTGCAGTTGAGTACGATCAACGAGCGCCGCGTTTAGGTCGGCCTGTGCTTTTGCGAGCACCGACGCCTGCGCGAGCTTGTCGATATTCCATTGAGCTTGAACGTGAAACATGCCGACTTTGACGCCGCAGCCAAATAGAATGGCCGCGACGATCACGTAAGCAATCGCTCGAATTTCGAGTTGGGTTGGTGTCATGGTGTGCTGTCCGGGGTTTTGGAATCGCGTAGAACGAACCAATGGTACAACCCGAGTATCGTGGGAACTGCGCCGCAGACGGCCCCAACAATGACCGGGTCAGGATGCAAAAACGCCAACGTCAGCAAGGCGAACTCAGCGGCGCCGACGTGAATGGCAATGTACCAGTCGCGAAAATCCACGGGGGTTTTAGATTTTCTTGGCTTCCGCCTCGACCTTGGCGACGACTGCCGGCGCGGCTGTCTCGACCCGGGCAATGTCGGCCTTGGCGGTAGCTACGGCCGCGGCGCCCTCGCCCTTTTTGCTGCGATTGCCCACGATGAACCCGAACGCGAACGCCGCAACGAGGGCGACGCCTGCAATGATGATAGTCATGTCAGATAACTCCTATGTTGAAACCGGCCCATTATACCGCGGACGGGTCGCCGATCATAGCCGCCTCGCCCTCGCGGCGCGTCACGAGCCCGCCGAGGCGCTTGCCGCCGGCAAACTCCCAATCGAGTAGGTGTGTGCGTACCCCCGCCCAATCGCCCGCGAGAACGCATTTGCGGACGGTTGAGCCCTGATAGTTGCCCGAGCCCTCGTTGTACACAAAGTCGGTGAGGGCGTCTTGGGCGCCGTCGGGCCAATTGACGCCCGGCGACAGTGCGAGGAGTTGCGCCCGGGCGCGGTCGAGCTTGGCCGCAAGGGCGACGTCGCACTGTGCGTATGTCCACACGAGGCCGAGCACAACCTCGGGGCCGGTCGTCCCGTAGCCGATTGTCGGTACCGGCGGCTTGGCGTTGGTGTCCAAGTACGCCGTAACCGTGCCGTCGTGGTTGTCGGTTGCGCGGCCCTCGCGGGCTTTGACGAAATCGAGGAGCAACATTAGTGATTGCCTCGGGCGAAGTAATCGACGGCGGCCCCGAGCGCGGTGCCGATGATTCCGCCGACGGTCGCGATTGCTGTGACGAATCCACGTTGCCGGGCACTCGATATGTTGATTTTCTGAATACCGCTTGCGAGCGTGGCGACGCTTGCAGCGTGCGCGGCGGCTGTGTCCTTGTCGTCCTGCACGTGTTGCTTGAACGCCGCGGCCTGCCCGTCAACCTTGCCCTCAAGGCGGCCCAAATCGCCGCGCATGTTGATAAGCACGTTGTATATGTCAGCGTTCGAGACTTCACTCATGGCGGTTAGTGTCCAATGGCAATGTAGTTGATAAGCGTGGTGTTGTTGCTGTACTGCGTCCAACCCGTGTTGGTTGACGACAGGTAGGTAAAGAACTCGACGCCCGTGGACGAGGCAACGACCGGAATGACGACAAAGCACTCGGTCGTGAACGGCGTCGAGAACGCGTGCGTTTGGTTGCCGCCGACCGAATGGTTGACGATGCCCCAACGTACCTGTATGCCGTTTGCGAAGTTCAAGCCGCCATTGACCGAGACGACGGCCGAGTTGCCGGCGAGCCCCTGCACAAATGCGGTTGTCGCGAGCTTGAGCGTGTTGTCGGTAAGCGGCGGCGTGGGCGCGGTCGGCGTGCCCGAGAAAATCGGCGAGGCGAGTTTCGCGTACAGCGCAAGCGCGGCCGTGATTGCCGCTTGAGTAAATGCCGTCGTCGCAATCTGCGTGTTGTTGGTCGTCGCGGGCGAGGCCGTCGGCGCCGTCGGCGTTCCTGTCAGCGCGGGCGAATTGATCGGCGCGAGGCCGGCCGTGCTAACGCCTGTGGTTTGAATGTTCACGCCGTCGCCGTAAATCGTCGTGGGCGCAGCGGTACCCGTGGCCGGAATGATGACGCCTGTACCGCTCGCGGTTTTGAGCGTAACGGTAAATGCGCCCGAGCATCCATTCGAGGTAATCCACGATTGACCCGCGTTGGCCGGGAATATCACGTTGACGTTGGCAGAAAGGGTGCCGACAAATTCAAGAAACGGCAATGCAGATTGCAGTGCCGTCAGAGTCACGTTGGTCGAGGACAGCGCAACCTGTATGCCGCCGACGCCGCCGAGTGGGGCCCAACCTGCGCCGCCCGTGTCCGGGTTCGTGGTGTTGCCGTCAACGAGATTTACCCATTGGCTATTGGTGCCGGCGGCCGGGCCCGTTGCGTTCAACACTGCGCCGAGCGGATAGCCGGTAATCGTGCTTGACATTGTCGCGTTGTATTTCGGCAGAGCGCCGGCCGCGAAGTTCGCGCAATACGCCGAAACCATCCACAAAATACCGTTCATGTCCTGCCCAAAGAATGGCAGGCCGCCCGACGCCTCGGGGGTCATGGTGTTCGGCGGGAACCCGTCTGTAAACGACGCCGCGTTAACCGTGGTCGAAATCTGCGACGGCACGGGAATCGGCAAATTGATGAACGTAGGGTTGGCAGCGCCAAAACCGAACGGTTGCGCGATCAATAGCGGTGTTACGAGTGTGCTTGACATGGTCAGCTAGCCCTAGACGTTGGTATTTATGGTAACAGAAACGCCCGGCGGCGTGGGAATGACCCCGGATTGTTCCAGAATCGCGAGTTGAATTGCGGTCGGCGTAAACGTCAGGTTGTACGAAATCGCCATTGGGCCCGTGTTGAGCACGAATGCCGTGCCCTGCCCGTAGAGATTCTGCAAAATCTGATTGATTGCCGGCGCGGTCGTCGTGGCGATATTCGCGAACGCCTTTGCGAGAATCAATTGCCGGTAAGAATCGTCAGGCAGCAAATACGCCGTCGTGGCATTGTGCCCCGTGTAGAACGCGCCGCCGACGGGCGGGTTGTTGTACGGCGGCTGATCGGAACCGGCCGGCGTCCAATCCTGAGCGGGCTGCGATTCGCTCGACTGATAGAACCCAACGTAATCGGTCGTATTCGGAATTTGCAACAGCCGCGACACGCCAACAATTTTGCCCCATATGTCGAGGCCGAAACCGACAGCCGTGTCAACATTCCAAACGAAATTGAAAAAGTTAGCGAAGTTCGCCGATTGGTCAATGTACTGATTGAGGTTGTTGACTAGCTGCAAAATCGTCGGCGAGTTCGCATACTGCGAAATAACCGTTGCCTCGAAATCGAACAGAGTGCCGACCGCGGGTATACCCTGCGACAACACGAACGAGACGATGGTACCGACAGCAACCGCCGCGCCTGCGTTCGGGTTCTGCGCTTGCACTTCGCCCGGCGGCACAAATTTCGACGGCGCCGAACCGATCGCACCCGGCACGAGGCCGAGCGACAACAACAGGTTGATTGCGTCCGTCTGCGTGAGCCCGAACAAATCGGGAACCGTGAGCGCCGGCAATCCCGAGGACACGACCACGTTGACGGGAGTATCGACAATCACAACGTCGCCGGCCAGCGGCGATTGGCTTATGACATTGCCGGCAATAATTACGCCGCTAGCCTGATACGTGATTGTACCTATGACCAAATCCGCGGCAGACAAAAGCGCGGGTACAACTACAGAAATTGAGGCGTTGGTAAGATCGGGTACCGTCGTATCGCTTGAGCCTGCCGACACAACAATATCGACGGGCGTAGCGTGATTAACAAGCGTGCCCGGGGCCGGCGATTGACTTATGACTTGTCCCGCGGGCGCGGGATTGAACGCACCTATAATCGTGCCGACAGTTAGATTGGCCGCGACGATATCCGCCTCGGCCGCCGCCTGCATTTCGCCGACGACGTTGGGCACGGTGACAGGCAACAAATCTGAGTTCGGGCCCCATACCCAATTTTTGATTGTCGTGGTCGTGACGCCGTTGCCCACAAAGTAACCGCCGGCCGACCATGTTTGTAACGTGGCCGCACTGACGATTGCTGATACGTCTTGCGAGGCGCAAAAAGTAAGCAATCCCGTGTTTAGGTCGATCGCGTAAACCGAGGCGACAGTGCCCGAGATAGACAGGTATTGCGTCAGAAATGCCGAACTTGTGTTATACGGAATCGGCGGCGAAATTGGCAACGTGTACCGTGTCTCGCCCGCGCCATTGTTGACAGCGAATACAACCTCGTTCAAAAACCCGGGGTCGCTTATGCTGCCCGGCGACGCGGTCAAGTAATGCGTCGCGTCGAGGGCAAAGCCAACAAAAATCGCCGTTACATTACCCGAGACAAGCCCCACGTCGAAACCGACATACACGTTGTCAGTTTCAGGCCCCGAGGCATTGACCGAGAATATTGATAGATACGAACCCGACGAATTGGTGTTCGTGAAATTGCCCGACCCAACGGTATACGCAAACCCCGTGTTTGCTGCGCCGGCAAAATATGCCAGTTCGCTCGGGCTGAGTAGTGGCGCGCGGCCCCGAAAGCTCATGGTATTACCGTGATGTTAACCGCTGAAATTGTCGGCTCTTGGTCAACGCCCATTTGCAACGACGCGTTGCCGACGGACGAGTTGAACCCAATCGTAATTGTCAAAATCGAAACCTCGGGGCCGATCGCTTGGACCGGGCCGAAGTATCGAGACGCGAGAATTTGCGCACCGATACGCTCACGCAGCGAGCCCTGCGCCTGCCCCGTGAATTGCGCAATAACGGCTTGCTGCACGAGCGAGTGAATGTTCGCCGGCAACAACGCCGAGGCCGCGAGCGTGACCGCAAAAAATATCGGCGTGCTCGCGGGGTTGATGTAGTTGACCGTATATTGCGGGATTGGCACGCTGTACCCGCTCGTGTCCTGCACGACTTCCGACACGAGTGTCGCGCCTGCGCTGCCGATTTGCTGCCCCGTCACAGCCGCCGTACCGTGGCTGCCCGACGTGCTGACGTTCACGGTACCCGTGCCCAACGCCTGCGTGTACGTTCCGAATGAAGTAACGACGCTATTGGCTGAGACGCCGGCCCCGTTGAGGGTCATGCCAACCTCGATATACCCCGACGTGGTCGAGGCGATTGTCACGACGGTCGCCGCCTGCGAACCCGTGCCGGCGAATATCGGCGGGTACGCCGCGCCGACGTTGGTGTTTTGCCAAATGGCCGTAGCGACCGCGAGGGCCGCGCCGCCGGTCACTGCGACGTAAATTGAATGCGGGGCTACCGGGTAGCTCGTCGAATTGGGGTTGCCGTTGAGTGGGCCCGAAATCGTGGCGCTCGTGTTGTTCTGAGTCACGAACACGTCGATAACGTTGGGCACTGCGAACACGGCCGCGTACACGGCGGGAATGGAACCCTGCGCGTTGATACCGACCGATTGCTTGCGGCGATACTCGAACGCTGCCGGCGATTCGACGTTACTGCCGACGGTGCCGGGCGAGACGTTGTTGACCGATTCCCAACCGTTGATAGATTGGTAAATCTTGGTTACGGTGTTCGCCGGGCACGCGGTCGGCCCTGCAACGACGTTGGCGAACGGCAGCGTAATCGAGCCGCCAATCGGAATTTCGCCCGCCTGCGTGCATGAGTAAATGTTGCCGCTCGTATCCTGCACGAGCGACCCAACGAGAATTTCGGTACCGAGAACGCCAGTACACAACACGTTGACCGTCGTGGGCACAGCCGGGTTGCGATTCATGAAATAGATACGGCCTATCGCGTCTTGCATGAACCCCGTCGCCGTGTCCGGGTCAATCTGATTGACAAAAGTGGCGAATACCGTGTTGCCGTTCGCAATCATTGCCGTCGTCGAGGAGCACAGTTGACCCTGCGGGCTCGTCAACTGCGGGTTGAGATTGCCGCCGAACGCTGCGTTGTAATCTTGCTGCACGCCGGCCAAAATCGCCGCCTCTTGCGGCAGCACGAGCCCCGTTGGTGTAAATACCGGCGTCGGTACGTTGGTTGTGTTTGCCATGTTACAAGCTCACTGTCTGCGTCTGATTGTTCACGTCGGTAAAAATAACTTGCCCGTCTGTCTCGCGCGTCGTCGCCGAGTACGACTCAATAATGCACGTCGCTGTGACGACCCCCGACACGGTCAACGTTTGGGTAACAAACTGTTCTTGGAACACCGACGCGGGCGGCGTCTTTCCGAACAATTGGCCGAAGTAATCGACGCCTAGCGTATCGTCATAATATACCTCGGCAAGCACAGTGCGGCACGCGCTCGCTACGTCCTGCGCAATGGCGTACGGCGGCGCGGCAACCGCGATGTTGCCAAACGCGTCAAGTGTCAAGTCCCACAAGCCAACGTCGAGCAAGAGTGTTGAGAACGGTGCGGCCATGTCATACGCCCCATTTCGTGTGTAAATATGCCTCGACGTTAGTAACTTCGGTCGGAGTTAACACGCGATTATAAACAATCAATTCTGCTAATGACCCATTCAAATAAAATGCGAAACCGGGCACGTAACCTATATGCAAATTGGCTGCCGTAATACCTTGAACATTCGTACCGCTGCCCGCGGCTGTCTGAGCAACCCGAAAAGCGTACGCGCCTGTCGTATCATTGTACGTCACATTGCCTTGGAACCATACCCCCGTCGCTAATGTGACGGTACTAGAACCGATGATGGCAATTAAACTTTTGACGATTTGAAGCTGTCCCGAGGCATCAATATCAACCTCTAATGAGCCGCTTCCGCCCGTATGAAAATTTTGCCCAACGCCTGACACGATTGTCGGTTTAAACACCATAAATGTGGTGCTGTTATGTAGCAAAAAACCATTGGGGCCTGTTGAGGGAAAATCATAATCACCTGTCGAACCGCCGGGAAAGCTAACAACATTTTTGCTATTGAGAGTTGATGCAAGTCCCGTCGCCCCCGAACCGGCCGCCGTGGGAACGTATTGCGGAATACTGCTAGAATTGGGCAATACCGGGAGAAAATCCACTGTAATTAGATCGGCCTGAAACCAATATAAAAGGTTGGGAATAGTTCCCGGCACGGGTGTTGATCCGCCGCTACCATTTGACGCCGCTGTCAGACGCCCCTGCGCGTCAACAGTTATGTTGGCGCTTGTGTAGCTACCGGCCGTTACCGCAGTATTCGCTAGCGCAACCGTGCTGCCGCTGGCGTGTAGAGGGCCGCCGGTCAATCCCGTACCGGTTGCTATCGAGATTGATTGCAGGGCCGTGACCGCGAGCGCGAGTGCGGCATACGCTGTCGAGGACAAATCGACGGTCAAAGTACCGGCGGTTGTGATGGGGCCGCCGCCCACGACCACGCCAACGCCCGGCGTCGAAATGCCGACGCTCGTAACGCTGCCCCCGCCGCCCCCGCCGATGAACGAGGAGGCCGTGACACTGCCCGAGAACACAGCCGAGGCGCCGGCAATGGTTGTCGTGGTAATGCCGCCCGGCGCCGTTACCGCGCCTGTAAGCGTGCTTGTTCCGGTCACTGCGAGGGTTGCTTGTAGCGTCGTGTTGCCGACGACGTTTAGAGTTCCGCTGTTCGTCGTGGCCGGCGCTTGAATCGCCACGGTGCCCGGCGAAACGATGTTGACGCCCCCGCCGGCCGCCAAGAACTGCAAGTATTGCGTCGGCGCGCCGTTGAGAATGCCCCCGAGGTAAATGCCGTCTGACCACGAGAACCGGCGATTGCTCGACGGGTTGGCCGCGCCCTTGGCCGCGACGACGCCCGTGATATCGCGCGAGGCAAACACAACGACGCCAATGTCGCCGACGACCGGGTCGCATATGATCGCGTTGCCGCCGCCCTGCAATCGGAAGTACGGCCGGCCGGCAATAACCTCGTGCTCGACTGGCGTGTTAGCGCCCGTCACGAGGTTGACCAAAATTTGAACATCGACAGTTTGCGCGCCCGTGTTGACCGCGCTGACTTGGCCTATAGAAACCGTCTGCATTTCATCGGTTGCGCGCGCGATGATAAAGTCGAGCATGTTGAACTCGCTCGCATCGCTAAACGGGTTCGCTTGGCCTACTGCGGTACTCATGCTGCGGGCACTGCGTTCGGCGGGTACAATTTCATATCGGTAAACCAAAGCCCTTGCGGCTTGTTCGATTCCAACAAATGCGTCAGCGGGCCAATAATCCAATTGCCGTCGGCGAGCGTGTTGAGCGTCTTGGGCAATTGCGGGTCAATCACAACGTCGCTACCCTGAATCGCAATCGGCCCGTTCTGCCGAAACGCCGGGTTAAAAATCGACCGCACGTTGAGGTACCCGTTGCCGAGCACTTCCGGGTATCCCACGAGGCCCGACGTTGGCGACAGAACCCACGAGGGCACATTCGTACGCGCGAGGCCGGCCGGCGATATGACGAGCAAATTTTGATTTTCGATTGAGGCGTATATGCCGGCGTCCTTGCACACTTTGCGCAATTGGTTCGTGAGCGTGCCCGAGTAATACGCGTTCGTGAGCGTACCGGTAACGCCGTCGTTCTCGAATGCCATCGACATTTTCGACGCGATGTTGTTCACGATATCCGCGACGTTTGCGGTACCCGGGTAGCTCGTCGGGTTGGCCGGCGTGAGTTGGTCGAACCCCGCCGACTGCGCGTGAACGAACAAGCACACGTCGGGCGCGCCGCTGTAGTCGGGGCCGGCCTGATAGATTTGGCCCGAGAAAATAAACGAGAAACCGTTGCCGCTGTCGGCCTCAATCTGTACGGTGTTGAACGTGTACTCGGGCTTGCCGCCCTGCACGGACACGATTGCAAGCGCGTTCATGTCTTGTTGGGCCATGCCGTAAATTCTAATTGACGCCTCGGGAAACGCCGGCAGCCCCGCGCCCTTGACGGTCACGGACATACGCAGCCCTGTAACCTGCAATTGGTTTGCCTTGGTTCCCGGGAACACTGCGTTGCTGTTCGTCAATGTAAATGTGACGCGCAGATTTTTGACCGTGTAACTACTCACTCGCGCCTACCGAGGCCAAATCGGCCGCCGTGAGATATAGCAATACGAATTGCGTGCCGAGCCCCGTGTAATACGGGGGCGCGCCGTTGAACGTGGGCGGGCCGCCCTGCGTCGCGAGCGTGTCGAGGAACATGAATTCGCCCAAGCCGAGCGGGTCAACGAGGTATCGCTTGTCCTGCAAAATCGGTGTGCGATCGAGACAGCGCGCCGTGTTGATGACTGGCACGCCGCCCACGATCAAGTCAAAGAAAAGCCCCGCGGCAACCCCGTACTCGTCGGTAATCGGTTGCTTTTGATATACGGCAATCTGACAACTCTGCCCGTCGAGGACGATTGTTAGAGTCTGCGAAGGTACTGCGCTCAAGGGTATTTGCAACATGGGGCTAACCTGTAGGCACGGGCGGCGTTATGGCCGTCAATGCTGATTGCTGTACGGCCGTGCTCGGTTCTTGCGGGTTGTTCAAACCCTGATTGATAACCGGCGCCGCGCTCGGCGGCTGCGCGTTCGCGGTCGGCGTCGCAACGGTGCTGTACTGTGCGGCGACTTGATTGATTTCGATGAAATACAATTCAACGTCGAAATAAAACGCGTTGTCTTTGCCGCGGCGGGAAAGCTCGGCGCGTGTGACACTCACGTCAACATACGATTTTTCGGGCGTGCGAATCGTGTACAAATTGATATTCGACTGAGCAATGAGCACGTCAATTTGTTGCAGGAATATCGACCGGCTTGCAAGGTCGCCGCCTTTGGTCAGCGTAATCGACGACTCGAACGGCAGCCCGACGCGGTTGTACGTGCCGAATTGCCCTTGTTGAATCGGGAAATTTCCTATGCGATTTTCCTTGCGCCAACCGAAATCCATGACCGAGTCAGGTTGCACGACGAGGTTGTTGTTGTCGTCGAACACGCCCCACACGGGCGCCGATTGCGTGGCGTGCCAAAGTACGTCGGGGTTCGCGGCAAAGCCGAGCGCGGGCGGCGTAAGGGCCTCGACGAGCAACGAGCGCGCCAATTGCGGGACGCCCGGCAGCAACGCCACGTTCGGGAATTCCGGCAACACCACGGTTATCGGAATGCCGAGCCCCGCGCCCCAACCCTGCGTGATAATTGAAACACTCATGACTGCCCCGTATCGGCTTGCGTAACCGAGAACTTACGTTGAATCGCTGCCGGCACTTGGTCGGCTACGGCCTTGGGGTCAGCGTTCGGCGCGTTAACCTGAATCGTGCCGACTGACACGGTTGTCTGATTGCCGGCGCTCTGAGCGTTGCCGCCCGCGGCGCGACTCGCGAGGCCGGGCGTTGGGCCGGCTTGCAGCCCCGGGCCCGACTCGTGCCGCCCTATCGCGTACGACAGCGCCTTAATGTCGCTTTCGTCCAAATTGTTTTTACCGAGTTGCTTGCGCACGTCCGCGATGTACGCCGGCACGTCGTTTTTGAATTTGCCGTTGCCCTCGTATGCGGTAATGAGCGCGTCCACGGTGCGCAGCCCGCGGCGCATCTTGATTGCAAGGTCGCGCTCGAGCGCGGCTTGCCCCTCCTCGGGCGTCGCGTACTGGCGCTCGTTGCCGGCGGCGTCGAGTATGTTGCCCGGGTTGTTGAACCGTGCGGCCTTGCTGCCGGCGGGCGGCGCGTAGAAATCTGTTACATCATTGTTCTTTCCGGTAGCCGGAATCTCTCCGCCGAATCGAGTTTTGTCCGCCGCCTCTTGTACGACTTGATCTGTTGTTTTCTGATTTTTGATAACGTCAGGGTGCGCCTTTATATAATCCGCGTACTTTATTTTGGCCGCGCGTTTTCGGTCCTCGACTTCCTCGGGGCTATTACGATCAGGGCCAACAAGTGAGTCATGTACGAATTTAAGCGACTCGACAATCGTGGAAACGGTGTGCAGAACACCAAGCACTGCGGGCGCCAAATCTTTAACAACCGCTTGACCAGCCTTGGTAATTTCCTGCGTTACATTGCGCCATTCTTGCTCAAGTCGTTGAGCTTCAGCCACGCTTTGGGCGGAAACTCCGTTGTTCTTTTCGGCCTGTGCTAGTTGCTGTTCTCGCAGAGCTTTAGACTGAATTAGGTATTGTATTTCTCCCTCATTAAGCCCCGCCTGCCGAAACATCGTAGCTTGATAGACTGCGCCGTAACGCGCTGTCTTGTCCGCCAATTCCTCGAATATCTCACCCTGATTTCGTAAGTCGCCGTTCTCATTGCGAATGTTAACGCCACGATTACGGATGAACTGCAACAACGGCGATTGCTCGCCGGTCGTGTTCATTTTCTGGAAATCTTCGGTTATTTGGCGAAAAGCTGCTTGCGCGTCAGTAGCGTTGCCGCCCGCAAGATCAACTGCGCTACCCCATTTATTTAGTTCATGGGCCGACATACCAATCGACTTGGCGGTACGTCCTAGCTGAGCCTCGCCGACTGCTAAACCGGCAAGCCATTTACCGAACCCGGTAGCTGATTCAAAGCCGAGAAATAGGCTAGCGATGGTACGGCCAACGTCAACCAACGATTTAGTAATATCGTCCGCCGCGCTTTTTGCTTTGCGTGCGGTTTCGCCGGTTTCTTTCTCGGCCGTCTCGCGGCCCTTTTTGTAGTTGGAACCGTCGAGGCCGAGGAGGACGACTAGACTGTCGATTACCGTTGCCATGCTCTGCTAGCCCTGTTTATCAATCTCGCGTCGGTTGTGTGCATCGACGCTGATAACCTCAGCTAGATTGTAAGCATCGCGAACGCCGTAGACCGACTGCAATTCATGCAGCGTCGCCTTACCATCCGACACGATCATACCAATAAGCGGCGGCAAGTTCACGTAATCAATCAGACGGCCGTTGCGGGCTGCGAACAGAGCCGCCCCTAAGTCGGGGTTGCGACGGCCGGCGAAAAACCCGTGTGCAGGAACAACAGCGCCTTGTGCAGCGTCAGGAACGTCTTGATTTCCTCGACGCAGCAATTGGGGCCCGGCAGGATAGCCTGCGGCGCGCCCGAGGCTTTGCCCTTGGTGTCGTGGTGCTGATACCGGGCCTGCGCAAGCATCTCGTCGAGGAGCGGCTTTAGAGCGCCGTACGGGGCTTGTAGCAGGGCCATTACCCCAAAGCCTGCAAGACCCGCCATACCGCTCACGAGGGCACCCTCGGGCAACTGCACGCCCGAGGCGGCCAACGCGAGGAGGGCGCGCAACGCCCAATCCTGCCCGCTGTACGCGTCCATTTCGGTCAGTACGAAAACCTTGCCGTTGTCGCGCTCGCCCGGGGCCTCGGAACGAGTGCCCGGTATGGTCAACGTCTCTGTGCGTCGCATGGTTCAAACTCCTCGGCGTGGTGGCGCCGCCGGTTGCCCGGTTAAACGTTGGTGACGGGGGTCGATTCCCAAGTAATCTCGAACGTCCGAGACTCGAAAATCTTTTTGGCGTCCGGTATCGGTTTGAAGCGCGTCAACGACCCGTTGTTGAGTGTCCACGCCTTGCCGAGCGACGGCGACCAAATCGAGCCCGAGGCCGTCAAGTCGTCGCGGGCCGCAATCAGAGCGCCGTTCCATTGGTCGAAAATGTCGCACGCCGGGCTGTCGCTCTGAATGTGAATCAGCATCTTGACGAGGTAGGGCGTGAACCCGCTCGACTTTTTGCCGTCAACGCCGATTTTGGCCTCGACGGGGTTCACGTCCTCGGAACCGAACGCGTCGTCGGTCGCGTAGCCTTGCATAATCACGGGCGCCGCGAAAACGTCCGGTATGTTGAGGACGAATTCGCTGTTGGCTGAGGTAAGGGTTGCCATGTGCTACAAGCTCCGCGTTAGAGAACGTCAACCGACGACATGCTGATTTTCTGAATGCTGCCGCCGTCCGTGTACCAAAAATTGATGGTCGGCGAACCGCGGCCCCCGCGCACGATCGCGCCCGGGTCGAGAATTTGCAGATACCATCCCGTGTTCTGAATCGTGGCCGTCGCGCCGCTGTCGCCGGTCGCGCTGTTGAGCGCCGCCGACTGAGTGCCGCTCAACGACACGCCCTTAACGATCGAACCGAAATAGAGCCCTTGCTCAATCGGGCCGGTCGGCGGGCTGTTCTGCGTCGCGGCGTTGCCGACGAGCGCGTTGCGAATCAGGTTGAACCCGCGGGTAACGTACGGCACTGCCGGCACGGTCGCCATAAGATTCATGATTGCCAATTGGAATTGGCTGTTGAGGTAAACCTGATTGATGAAAGTGTCGAACCAACGGAACAAGCCCGAGATTTGGCCGGGCTGATTCTGCGTAAATTTCTGGTTCGCAGTCGCGAACGAGGCATAGCAGTTGTACCCGTTGGCGACGAGGTTGTTGTACACCGTCTGATCGGTGACTTGCGCCACGAGGCCGGCCTGACCGCGGAATGCCGCGACGGTGCGGCCGTTCTGTTGATTGAAATTGATCGACGCCGCAATCGCGGTTTGGAACGCCGCAATGACGCCCGACCCGCTGATATCGTACACGGGCATTACGCCCGTATCGTTGGCCGCGTTGACGATGTTGCCGAACGAACCGGTTGCATTCGGGTTCGTGGTCGGCGAGTTGTCCGAATCCTGCGCGACGTACAAATACCGATTGAGCGCGCCCGGGGTTTGGCACCACGCGGCGAACGCCTCTTTGTTGGCAAGCGTCTGTTCGCTGACGGTCAAGAACGTACACCAATTTTGCGTTTGGCTCACGACGATTGCCATGAGCGCGGCCGGCGTCACGGCTGCCGCACCCTGCGACGTGACTGCGCCGGCAACGGCGGTCAGGTTGAGGCCCGTGGCGAGGGCGCCCACGGTCGCAAACCCAATAGTCGAATTGACGCCGGTCACGGGGCTCGTAATCACGAACGCATCGCGCAGCGTGTCGTAAGTGACGGTCGGCAAAATGGTCACGTCAGCGGCGCCGGTCGTAACGGTCGCGCTCGTGCTCACGTTGACGGTGCCGGTACCCGCGAGAACGGTGTACGTGCCGAATGACAGAATGGTTGCGGGGCCATCGACGCCCGCGCCGGTCAGCACGTCGCCGATATGCAGTTCGCCCGAGACGGTCGAGGCGATTGTCACGACGCCGGCCAACTGCGAGGCGGTACCGACGAACACGTTGCCGACCGTCTGCAATCCGGCCTGTATCAGTGTCGCGGCATTCGTGAAGCTCGTCGCGCCCGACAGGTTGATTGCCGCCGACACGGCTTGCGTGCCGTCAATGGTCACGGTGAGAGTGCCCGACAGCGCGTTCAACTGCGCGAGCGTCAACGATGCGACACTGCCGCCGCGCAAGTACGCCGGCACATTGGCCGTGTTGTACTGCGCGAAATAGAGCGTACCGGGTAGCACGGTGCAATTGATGAATCCGGCGAAATAGACGTTGGCAAGCACCGTCTCGGCCGCGTTGGGCCCGAACCAATCCGAAACGTCGGTTGCGCTCGCGAAAGGCTGTACGGTGCCAATCGGTATCGAGGGGTCGTTCGTCAAATAAACCGAGTTGAGGCTTAGCGGGTTGCCGCCTGCGCCCAACACGCCCGGGATAACGTCTGCAAGGGCCGAGGCCGGTATTGATGCTGTCATGTCGTTTTGTCCTAGACGTGCGTCACGGGGCTACCCCGAGAATAAGTGATTCAAGTCGCATAATACGATTTTGGGTAGGTTATGGCAATGGCGGCGCAAACCCGCCGTCGTCCTTAACGTCGATAGTGTTGACCGGCCCGACGACCGTGGCGTAAGTCTGCGCCGTCGTGGTCACGGGGTTGTATTGCAACCGGGCCGTGACAATCCAACGGTCCTCGTACTGTTGCTCGGCGTTGTCCAAGGGCGCTCGCATGGGGTCGTCGGCGTAAAGCGGCTGACACACGGGCGCGAGCGCGACGCACCCGATATTGTCGCGCAAAAGCGTCGTGAGGATATCCGACCATTCGGACGCGCTCGGCCCGTACACGTCAATCTGCACGTCGAGTTGTTGACCTTGCTCGCTCGTCACGGGGCCGGGTGCCGGCGCCGGGCTACTCGTGCCGGCGAAATTGTCGATGTTGGTTCGCAATCGCTTTTTGGTAATTTCGGTCATGACCACGAAACCGACGGGGTACCCGGTTGGCGGGATAGTCGGCGGCATGGGCGTTCGGTTCGGGTAGCCGCGAATTACCTGCACGGCCGCGAGCCCGAGCATTGCGACGATGAAATTGCCGAGGGCCGTGATTACCTGCGACACGGTCGGCGTGACGGTCGCTTGAGGCGTGGGCGCGCTCATGGCGGGCCGCCGGGTACAACGGTCGGCGTGTCAGTCTGCAAGCAAACGTAGACTTTTGTCCAACCGCCGTTTTCGACGTTCCAAGGGCCGTCGGGTTCAATGACTTTCCAATTTTGCACGGGCTCGCCTTGAAAGGTTCGGAACTGCAAAAGGTCGCCGCCCTTGGCCTGCACGCGCACAATGCCCTGCGTGTTGCCGTACATATAGACGGTGCGAAACACGCCCGTCAAATTCAATTTCTCGACGTGGCGCAGGCCCTCGCGGTCGAGCGGCTGTATCTGAATTCGCACGGCGACGCCCGCCGCGTAGCCCGGCGTCTGTGAGAAATCCGCGTTGCTCGTCGGCCCTGTGCTCTTGAGGTACAACGCCGTGCGATCGGGGTTTACCGAGTTGATTGCGGGCCGCACTATGCCGTGTAAGTTCACTTGTCCACAACCTCGTAATCGGGGGCTCGCTGCATGTCGCCCGAGTCAACGAGCGGCTTGTCAAAGCCCTTAATTTTCACCGTCAACGGCGCGTTCGCCGGGCTCGTCCATTGCGCAATAGCGTTCTCTAAGTCGTCGCGCATGTCCTGCCCGAGCAACGCGAGCGCCTTGCGGCCATCATAGTCGGTTGCAATGACGGCCTTGCCAAGTTTCGCGCCCCAATCTTTCGACTTGCGGGCAATTGTCGTGCGGAACGCCGGGCGCGCGGGGGCGCGAGACGTGCCGTACTCAGCCCAAAATGCGGCTTGGGCAATCGGTATCGAGGGCACAACTGTCGGCGTCGCCTTGCTGCCGACGGCCTTTAGAAACCGCGCGTTGGTGCGCTCGGGGTATCGAGCACCCGCAAGGAACCCCATACGCAGAACGCCGCCGCTCGTGATTTTCCGCTCGATAGATCGCAACGCCAAATCGAGTTTCTTGCCGCCGACGACTTTATTGACCGAGGCCATTGCCGCCGCCTCGACGACCGAACCCGAAACCGCCTAAACCGAACAGCGGGTCGTATGCGCCCGGCGGCGCGGCCACGAACAAACCGGTTCGATACTTGGCCGTCATTGTCCAATAGTCCGCGCCGTATTTCGTCTGCACAAAATAGGCTTGGTTCGCGTTGGCCGGCGCTTCCCATTGCGCGGACACGGACACGTCGCCCTCGCTCGCGTCGCTGATCCGACCGACCACGCCGAGGGGCTGTATGATGTTCGGCACGCCGGCAACAATCATCGACTCGGCCGTAACCGCCTGCGTCGGGCCGTTGACCGTATAAGTACCGAGGCCGCCCGTACCTGTGCCGAGTCCCGTGATTGCGGTACCCGGGACAATCAACGAGCCGCCGACGCTCGGGCCGTCGTACAGCACAGAGCCGACCGTGAGCGCGCCGCCGGTCACTGCCGACACTGTCGCCGTGTTGCCGGCAATCGCTACGGTACCGGAGAAAAACGGGTTGCCGATTCCGCCGTCGTTCACGCCTTGGTGAATCGCCGCAATATGCGCGGTCAGCAAATACAAAAGGAACATGCGTTGATTGGCGTCCTTGACGCGCGAGCAACACGTGTTGTTGAGCAAGAACGTTGCGCCAACGAAATCGTTTGCGAGCGCCTGCGGCGTCGCGTTGTTGATGCCCGTAAATTCCGGGTACGACGCCAAGAACTCGGCCGCCGCATACGCGACGATACCGAACACAGGTTGAACAGTCGTACACGGATTTACGGGCATGGCTTACATTTCCTCGCGTTCGAGCGGCTTGACGCCGGGTACAATCGTCTTGGTCGAGTCAATCGGCTCGAACACGGTTGGCGTCTTGGTGCTCTCAGCGATGCGCAACGCTGCGCTCGCCTCGTCGCCCGAGGCAACCTCGAACAACAATTGATTCTTGAGCAACCACGAGTTCTTGTGCTCGGCTTTCCAACGTTCCCACAACGCCTTGGGCACGCCGCGGTTGAGGTACGGCTGAGTGTTCATACCGTGGGGCACGCCGCTCGAACTCTTGGACGCGATCAATTGCTTGCGCATCTCGAACGAGTAATGGTTCCAACCCCGGATGAAATGGAACGCGTAGTCGTCGCCGCGCTCGTTGATTGGTACCATTTTGCCGTCTTTGCCCTCAGGCACAAGTTTCTGATAGCCAACCTCAATTTTGAGGCCGGCCGGCAGTTTGCACCCTATGGTCACTGTCGCCTTATTCCTATCTTCGCTCATGTTCCTAACTCCTATCGCTATGGTGTAAATTTCGCATTCGACGAGACAATCGCCAGTTCGCCCGGGCCATTCTGAGAACACACGAGCCACGGTGTAAGCTCGCAATCCGCAGACGGCCCCGATACGGCCGAACCATCAACAAGACTAGCATATACCGGATTGCCATAGAGCGCGCCGCCGGCAAAGCGTAGCCAAAAATTACCGCTCGCGTGCAGCGTGACCACGAGGCCCGGCCGAATACGCAGCCCGCCACACGGCGCAATCGTTGGGTCGAAAAACTCCCACGTCCAAGCCGCTTGAGGCCCTGCAAGCCCACGAGGGCCGCCCACGACGCCGCCGTTGACGGGGTTCAACGAGCGCAGCGGAATCACAATGCCGATTTTGTCCGTGGCGTCGAGGCGGGTGTTGTTCACGAGGCCGGTTGCGGAACTGAGCCAACCGAATCGGCCTTGAATGGTGCCGGGCGAGTTCGAGCGCGGCGCGCCCGGGCCGGCCGTGACCGACGCGAACGGCGCGCGCGGTTCGAGGTTCTGCGCTATGGGCGCAGATGCGAAAGCGCCCTCGTACATTGCTGTAGCGAGGGCGCCGGTTTGCGAGTTACAGCAACCCATGTCGGGCGGGGCGGCTTATGCCCCCAAGTACGAGACGACGAACGCCGGGCGGTAGAAAATCGCGCCCCATGCGCCCTGAGACTTTTTCTGTTCCCAAGACGAGGTTTTCGTCACGATCGCGTGCGCGCGCATTTTCTCGGTGAACGCACACTCGACGGTGCGCTGACCCTCGACGCTGTCCGCGATCAACTGCACGAACTCGGTGCCGCCGCCGTTCCCGCCGCCGCTGATTGCGAACTCGGGAATGGTGACAATTTTCAGGTTCGGGAAGTTCGTTTTGATCTGCGTGTACACGTTCACGTTGTACGTGTTCGTGTTGTTCAGATTCATCGCGTTGCCGGGGCTGATACCCATTGTGAAAGCCGACTCAGCATCAATCAAGCCTTGGCCCTGAATGACGAGTTGCTGCACGAGGCGCAGAATGTCGGCGTAGATGAAATCGCCCGACGCACCGAACCACGTGCCCGTGGGCGCCAGCGAGGCCGGCAAGCTCGGGTCGTTCGTTCCGCCGTACAACTGCAAGCCCTGCACGCCGTACAGGTACACGAAATTCTGATACTTTTTCAGCGCCAGAATTGAGCCCTCATTCACCTTTGAGGCCCAATCGACTTTGGCCTCGGACATGCGCGCAAGCTCGCGCTCGCCCCAACGCGTGTTGGTCTGGTAGTGGTAGCTCTGACGCTGCGGGAAATTGACGTTCGCGTTGCTCATTCCGTCTTGCGAGAAATCGCCGTACGAGGAAACCTCGCCCGTGCGCTCGACGGTGATGAACATGGCCGTATCGCTGACCCACGTACCCTTTTTCGTTTCGCCGTACAGTTCGACGGCCTTGACCGGGGCAACAACGATTTCGATGTTGTTGGGGTCAACGTAGGTCGTGAACAAGGACGGAATGCCCGCATTGGCCGCGGTCACGAGCGCCAGCTGTGCGTCGAGGGCAACCGACCGGTCAATCAACTGCATGCCGCGCGCTTCCTGCGCCAATCCGGCCATGTAGTGAATTCCGTACCGGCGGCCCAAGTCTGCGTGGTCGAGTGCAATGCGATTCATGTTCGTGTGTCCTATGTTCTCAGTTCAAATCAGAAATTAGACGGCCGCCGCGGAAATCTTCGCGATGCCGGCGCCGGTCAAAGTGATCGGGCCGACGGTCCAACCCGTTGCAATCGTGTTCGCCGGGCCCGTGATGATTTCCGAGGCGGTATGGAACGGTACGCCGCCCGGGATATCGAGCAAGTACGTTCCGACGCCGCCGGCCGGGCCGCTCAACTGTTGGGCAATCGTGGTGCCCGCAGTTACGCCGGTTCCGGTAATCGTGTCGCCGGCTGACAGACTGCCGGTTACAAGCGCGGTCACGTTCAACACGTCGCTCGCGGTCGTCGCGGCCTGCGTGGCGATTGTGCCCGGGGCAGTGCTGAGGCTGTACGTGCTGCCGACAGCGCCGGGCAACCCGGTCAACTGCGCCAGAATAGTCGTGCCGCCCGTGACGGTCGCAGACGTGACCACGTCGCCCGGCAGGATGATTCCCGACGTGTTCGTGACAACCGTCATGACGTTCGTCGCGAACGACGCGGTACCCGTGAAACCGACTTCGCCGGTTACGGTGTTGGTCGTCTGCATCTGCGGTTCGCCGGTAACTTCGTCGGCGTAAACCTGCGCGAGCGCCGTTGCGCCCTCGGCGAAGTACGCCCAAAAGTCGCCGCCGTTGAAACCCGTGACCATGAACCCTTCCGGTACGACGAGCGTTGCCTCGCCGAGAAATTGGGTAATGAGGGCTTGCTCATTGCGGCCGAGGAAAGCGATTTGCCAACCGCTGACGAACGACTGCGAGGTTTGACCCGCGGGGCCGACCCAAAAGAAATTGCCAACCGTGAGGCCGCCGACCGGGGCGACGAGCGCGCCTTGCGCGGCCGTGACCGAGGAAAACGGGTTGGTGCTTGCGAAATCGCCGAGCACGCCCGGGGCCTGATTCAGATTGACGACTTTTTGAAAACTCATGTTCGTATGTCCTGTGCTTGAAATCGAAAATTACGGGAGGCGCGTGTAACCCTTGATCTTTCCGGCCATCGTGCTCACGGTCGCCGCGTCGCTGCCGAGCGTGGGCGCGGTTGCCGTCACGGCCTCGCGCTTCATGCGGAACAGTGTGGCGAACGCTGACGGGTGTACGCCGTCGGTCGCGACGCCGAGCTTGTCGAGCGCCGCCTTGTAAACTTCCGCGGCGCTGTCGTACGCGACCACGCCGAGCACCGTTTCAACATCGCGGCGCGCTGCATGCAGAGCGTCACGAGCGTCGAGGGCAACCTTGATTTTGGCGTCGTGCGCCTTGTCCTTGGCGGGTTCCTTGCCCTTGTTGCCGGCCGGCGAACCGCCGCCCGTCACTGATTCCTTGGGCTGCACGTCGTCATTGGCGTCAACGTCCGGGTCGCCGTCGTTGGTGTGCTCGGGGTCGTCGTTCTCGGCGGCGTCACGGGCTGCGGCGCGATCCTTGGCCGGCATTTTTTCCCATTCGTCCTTGGTCTTACCGAAGTATTCCGCGGCGGCGTCAGACGCGCCGAACTTTTCGGCGTCCTCGGCCTTTTCCTTTTCGTCCTTGGCTTTCTGAATCTCGACAGGACCGAGCCCGCCCTCGTCCTTACCCTTTTTGTCGGCGGCGAGAATCGCGGCCAAAATTGACGCCTCGGTCGGCTTTTGATCCGTGGCGAGTAGGGCGGAAACTACCGCGGCGACTTTTGATGCTTTCATGTTTCGGGCTCGTGTTGGAAATGAGAACTAAATCACAAGTGCGGCTAGGTTATATCAAACGCCGGGCGATATGCAACATGCCGTCGGCAACCATCACGTCGGGGCCGGCGCGCCCCGCCTCGACCAACGCAATATGGTTCGCAATAATCTGTGTCATGCGGCCGTCGTACTTTTCGCCCTCGGGGCTTGTGCCGGGCGTCATGTCGGGCTTGTAGTGATACCCGCACGACAACTCGCGTTGCTTGCCGGGATTCTCGGGCGTGCCGATTGCGTCGATACCTTCGCGCGTCCACACGGCTAGATCGGCCTTGACGTACGGGTGCGCGAATCGCGCGTTACTCGCGGTGCCTACCGTGATGAACTGTTGAGGCGCGTCCGGGTTGACGGCCACGTGCATCAACAGCAATTGAATTCGGTCGTACGATTTTACCGCGGCCTGCAACTCGGACGCGTCACGGTAAAGCATGTAAATTTTCGTCGGGTCGAGGCCGAGGGCTTCACTACCGGGAATCTCGGCGCCGAGGTACGGGCATACATTCGCTTTGGTGATGTTGCACTCGTACACGTGCAAAATGCCGTCGATAGTTTCCATGCGCCGGTCAGTCGCGAGTTGCGGACGGACGAGCGAGAACGGCATGCGATCGAACCCGAGGCGCGCGTCGCTAGCCTTGCCGCGCAACGATTGCAACGCGGCCTTTTGGTTCTTGAGTTCTTTCTCGCCGGCAGCGATTGCGGCCTCGACAAGCTCCGCGGCGTTGGTGTCCATTTCGATAGAACAGTCGTCGCTGTCCGTGTCGATATCGCAGTCGCCGCGCTGTTTAGAATAGGCGATAGCGACGGCTTGCTTGGTCGGCTTGCCAGCGTTCTTTTCAGCCGCGACGTTATGAGAAAACGCGGCCTTTGATTTACCAGATTCTAGGGGCATGTCGCTAGGATACTGTGACGTGCATCACTTTCGCAAACCGTTCAACCTTGTTATTCTCACGGAATGGCGTGGAGCAAAGAACGACAGGCAGAGTATTACGCGGTATGGCGTCTAAGAAATCGTGAGCGGCTGCGCGCGCATCAAGCCAAATGGCGAGCGGCAAATCGTGCAACGGCTCGTGCTCGTGTCGCAAAATTCAATCGAAAAAAGGGCGCCGAGTACACGGCCCGCTATCGAGACAAACATCGCGCGCGACTCGCCGAACGACACTCAAAGCGTCGGGCAGTTGAGGTACGCGCTACGCCGCGTTGGGCCGATCCCGTTGCAATCGCCGAAATCTACGCCGAGGCGCAACGGCGCAAACGCGAGGTTGACCACGTGGTACCGCTGCAATCGAAATGGGTTTGCGGGCTGCATTGCGAGGCCAACATGCGATTACTGACGCGGCGGCAGAATTCCAAAAAGAGTAACCGACATTGGCCGGGTATGTGGCCTATCGTGCGCGTGCGCGCGCGGCCCGCAAGTAAGCCGTCTCGCGCGAACGTTGTTGCGCCGACTCGATAGTATCAAACGCAGGAATCACAGCCTTACTTGTGCATCTACAGTTCACGAGTTCGCCGGGCAACACGTAAGCACCTTCGTTTGAATCCCACATGCCTTGAGCCAACGGATACGCTTTACCTGACATAGCGACGTGCGTTGCGCGCGGAACTCGGCCGCCCGCTGAGTGCTGCCAGATTGCATGTGTGATTCCTAATTCTTGACGCCGTGCCCGTTCGATAGTGGCCTTTGCTTTTGAATTTTGGTCCCTAGCTATCAACGCCGCCCGGTCACGAGTAACGCCGTACGTCTTGCGTAAATCCACGCTGAGCGCATGCATGTCCGCGCCTTTCATGACCGAGGCCCATACCTTAGTTTCAACGTCCTTTAGGTATTGCTGCGGGATTGATTTTATGAGGTTGACTTGCTCGGCGGCGACCGCGTGATACGCCGCGGCGGCGCCCGGCGAGGGCTTGAACTTGATCGTAAACCCGGCGTCTTTAAGCGCAGCGCGCATCTGCGTTTGCGTGATACCAAACGACTTGCTCGTAAATTTCTTGCCGAGTTCGAGCGAAAGCGTGTCGAACCGACTGACCCAAAGGCCGCCCCATTTACGCAGCGCGGCGCGTAGCAACAACGACGGGTTGCGCGGCGCGTCGGTCGCTAGGTCGTCGAAAAACTCCTCGGGCTTGGCGTCCTTGGCAAGCTCGGGCGGCGTGAACCGGCCGTACGTGATTAGGATTGCCTGCGAAACCTCGGCCGCCATTTGCCCGACAAGCTTGTCGAGTTCGGCGAAATACCACGCTTGCACGGCTGCGCTCGCGTGAATGGCGCGAACCGTGACGGGCTTACGTTGGTTTGGCGGCGGGTCGGCTCTGAGTAGCGGCATGATATGCGAGCATGAACTTGCCGATTTTCTCGGCGAACTGCGGCATTGTACCATCGTTGTCGAGCACAACGTCAGGCTCGACGCCCTTGTCGCTCACGTGGGCTGAGGGCACGAGCCCGGGCCGGCGAATCTCGACCACGACCCCGCCAAGCTCGCGCACGAGGGCCGCCTCGTTGTCGAATCGGCAATCGGTAATGACTGCGGCGCGGTGCGTGGTGTTGAGCGCCGGCAGCGACTCAAGCCGGCGGCGCATGTGCTTTAGCCAAAAGTCTTGGCCGAAATTGTTGCGCATAGCCTCGGTTCCGAACCGCTGCAAAAAGTCGCGCATGCTGAAACCCCATTCGGGCATGACGGCCTCGCGATCAAAGCCGCCGTCGCCGTTGCACTCCGCGAGGGTGCGCCCGAGGAGGATTGCCGCCGCCTCTTTCAGCGGGTCAGCGAACCGCAACCGCACGTAGCCGTGCAGGCAGAGCCAATCCGCGGCCGAGTCTTTACCCGACCGCGGTAGCCCCGTGAATGCGATTAGCTTGACGCTCACAGTTTCGGCACCGATACCCACGGCGTCGCGTCACGCTTGGCCGGCGGGTCGCAGAACACGGGCATTGCCCAATTGACGCCGATATCCGGGTGCGTCGTGCAAAGGTTCTGCGAGGGCGGCTCGAACCGGTAGTTGTTGTCGGCCGCGTATTCGTCGTAACCCTTGAGGCACGAGTTGACCATCAAGTGCGACAACACAATGCGTTGGTGCCAATGGCCGCATTCCATAATGTCGTATGACTGATCGACCGCGGCGTTGCGCTGTTGTTTCTTTTGGTTGCCGCGCATCAACGGGCCGATTGGGCCGATGATTGAATCGCCCGAGCGGAATTGGTCGCCGTGTGTGAGCAAGTACCGCGTCGAGTAAATGCGGTAAAGGGCGTCGGCGCTGTCGGGAATGTAGAAACTGACGCGCTTGTCATTCGAGAATCGCTCGGCCAAGAACTGATACAACAGCCAACCGAACGACGTGTCGTTGCGGTCCTTGTGCCAAGTCTTGTATGTGCTGCGGTCGTGGTTGCCGCTCACGCAGGGCAGGAACACGTTACCGAACACGTCGGCGAACATCGAGATTGCCGGCACGAGGTTACGGTATAGGTCGAGCACAACGGGCATGATGTTCGCCTCGTTGGTCGCTGTGAGTTCGTCGTGAATATTGCCGCCGACCATGTCGCCGCCGAGCTTGACCACGATACCCGGGTACCGCATGCCCGGGTCGAGAATCTTGCATAGCTTGACGGTTTTCTCGACGACGTTGCGCAGCCGGCGCCGCGCGATGTTCAAGTCGAACTCGTTGA